GTGGGAGTTGTATCTACCAATGAACCGACTCTCTACTCAGCTGTTCGGGAATCCCTCTTGAATTGGCAAACAATCTTTATGAAGCCCCGAGATGAAACTCGTTTGACCAAGCCTCAACCAAAGAAGGCTAAGGCGAAGACTCAACCCGTAGGATACAAACAAGCCTTTCGCCTACCCTGTGAATCTCATATGATGGGGAAGCTCATTGGACGAGGAGGTAACAACTTGAAATATCTGTTGGAACGTCTTACCGACATGGATGAAGATAAGGTTCAAGCGTCCAAGACACGTATCTCATTGAAGTCATCAGAAGATATCACCAATCGTGTTTCCGCGCGAACGGTTCATAGCTCAACAGCAACAGATCACTCAGCCTTCTACTTTGCTACGGTCTTTACAACCGATCATTACAAAACCCTTCGTAATTTGGAACAACTGATTGAAGAAGCCGGTAACAATCTGAACCCAACTTACAATATGAATCCAACTTACAATGTGAATCCAACTTACAATGCCAATGCTCGCCAACTCGCCTCCAATCTTGAACAAGAGATGTTTGAAGAATCACTAGATCAAGAACTTGATATGTAATTTATATAGCCATCCACCGTATGCACTCACCTTAGCCATCCACTCACCTTAGCCACTCACCGTATGCACTTTTTTATTAATAGGCCGATAAGTTTCCTAAGAAACCGAAATCACCCACATTCATCGTATAGACACCATCATAATACATACCTCCCTGAGCGTCCAAGGTATTACCGGAGCAATATTCATTATTCTTACCACAAGTGCAATAGGTATATCCATCATTCCCTAAACCATCATACACACCCTGATGAGGGAAACAGGGATCGGCTTCATTAAATACTTTACTTTTTCCATAGGTTTGTTGATTGTATTTACAGTTTTGACAAACTTGAACTACGGAACCATCTTCTAAACGTTGGTAACCGTCGGGTAATCCACCGGGCCTCACATAACTCTCGCCTAAATTAGTGAATCCTTCTTTCACTTGATTGGTTTGAATTGAATCTACCTTTTGTATTGATTCTGAGAGTGAGTGAGGTAAGGGAGTGCTAACATTATCACCATTCGGTCTCTCAGTAAAATACGATTCAACAGACTCGTTGACATAGTTGCGATAGGAGCAAGGCCACCGACCTCCCGGAGCCACTGTCAAAGATGAATCACCAATACAAGGGCGATTCATAAATGAGGCGTTCATTGTTTCTCCATTTAAATAATGACACTGATTGAGATTTAATTCAGACATATAGTATTACCCAATAAAATATTTTACTATAGTAGAATGCGCACTCAGAAGAAACAATCCAAACCCCTACGATTATTTCGTAAATACACTCAAAAACGATATTTGACAGAATCACAGATGAAACGACTTATGAAACAAGAATTTAAATTGGTTTACAACAAACATATTATGACATCATTTATGGCTATTTGGTCTAGCAAAATGACTATTGGAACCAAAGAAAAGCGAGTTATCACAAAATCAACCTTCGTGAATCAATTATTCAAACAACCCGATGGATTTTTCAGACATATCACCTTATAAGTAAATTTGATTCAATTAAATGATATCTTTTTTATACCCTTTGACTATGGATTATCTTTGCGAACCCATTCAAGTGAATCGCAAATTTAAAAAGCTACTGGAAGAAGTCATCCTACCCCGATACAATGAAATTCTCAAACAACTAGTAGACGAATTACTTGAAGAAATAGATGAAAAATACTTAAACAATGAGGTCTTAAACTAACCTATAATGGTAGCGATTGGTATTGATTTGGGAACAACTTACTCTTGTGTGGGAGTATGGAAAGACAATCGCTGTGAAATAATTGCGAACAGTCAAGGAAACCGAACTACTCCTTCGTATGTAGCCTTTTCCAATGATGAACGAATGATTGGGGAAAGTGCCAAAAATCAATCCGCTATGAATCCAACCAATACGATTTATGATGCGAAACGATTGATTGGACGAACCTTTGACGATCCCATCGTTCAACAAGAAATCAAAGGTTTTTCGTATGATGTTGTCAATCGTGAGGGTAAGCCAGTTATACAAGCCGAATATAAAGATGAAGTTAAATCATTCCAACCGGAAGAAATATCGGCTATGATTCTAGGTGAAATGAAACAAATCGCGAGCGCTTATTTGGGGGAAGACATTACCGATGTGGTAATTACAGTCCCGGCGTATTTCAATGACGGACAACGACAAGCAACCAAAGATGCGGGTAGTATCGCGGGACTAAATGTCCTCCGAATTATCAATGAACCCACGGCGGCCGCGATAGCCTATGGTCTCAACAACGCAAGTAGCGAGCAAAATGTTCTTATTTTTGATTTAGGAGGAGGAACCTTTGATGTGTCCTTATTGAATATAGATGAAGGTATCTTTGAAGTGAGAGCCACCGCAGGAGACACTCATCTGGGAGGAGAAGATTTTGATAATCTACTCATGCAACACTTTCAAACTGAATTCAAACGAAAACATAAATTAGATATCAGCGATAACAAGAGGGCTCTCCGAAGACTCAAAACCGCGTGCGAAAAGGCTAAGAGAACTCTGTCTAGTTCGGCCACCGCCAATCTAGAAATAGACTCGTTGTATGAAGGAGTTGATTTTTTTACTAGTATAACCCGAGCTAAGTTTGAATCTCTATGTATGTCTTTATTCCAAAAATGTATTCAACCCGTATCCAAAGTATTACAAGATGCGGGATGTAGCAAATCCGAGGTTCATGAAATTGTTTTGGTTGGAGGCTCCACCCGAATACCCAAGATTCAACAAATGATATCTGATTTCTTCGGAGGCAAAGAGTTGAATCAAGGCGTCAATCCCGATGAAGCCGTGGCCTACGGAGCAGCCGTTCAAGCCAATATCCTGAGTGGAGGAGCCGTTGAAGGCGACAAAACCAGTGAGTTACTCTTGTTGGATGTGGCGCCTCTGTCTCTAGGATTAGAAACCGCGGGTGGTGTTATGACCAAGATTATTGAACGACAAACCACGATCCCCACAAAAAAGTCTCAGACCTTCTCAACCTACGAAGATAATCAACCGGGTGTCAATATCCAGGTATTTGAAGGTGAGAGAACTATGACTAAAGATTGTAATGAATTAGGTAACTTTATGTTGGAAGGCATTCAACCGGCTCCCCGAGGAGTGCCTCAAATCGAGGTTTCATTTGATTTGGATGCGAATGGAATTCTGAATATAGAAGCCAGTGAAAAGGGAACCGGTAAAAAAGAAAGTATCACCATTACCAATGACAAAGGAAGACTCTCGGCCGATGACATAGAACAAATGGTAGCCGAGGCGGAAAAATATGCCAAGGATGACCAAGACCTACGTGAGAAAATTGAATCTAAAAATCAATTAGAAGCTCTCGTATATCAAACCCGATCTATGTTAGACAATCCGGATATGAAAGATAAAGTAGAACCATCAGACAAAGAAACGGTAGAGACATTGTTATCTGAAACAGAAGAATGGTTGTTGGATGAGGGTCGCAGTAAGCGTGACTATGAGACTCAATTAAATGAACTCAACGGACAACTACAACCCATTATGATGAAAGTAATGAGCCAAGGCTCCGAGGGATTCCCTAGCAACGAGGCCGTGCCACCTATGGCTAAGGAACCTCAGGTAACAGAACCTCAGGGTAAGGAACCTCATGGAGTCACCATTGATGAAGTAGATTAAAATATACCGTAGTATAAATGAATTGTAATACGTGTGCCATAGGTATCACTCTATTGATTTCCAGTGTCTTTATGACATTCTTAAAACAAAATCAAGATATCTTTATTGACTTTTTTGAGTTGTTGGATGAGTCACAAAAACAACGATATCTTGAGATTGTAAAAGAACGAGTAACCGCCTATACGTTGGGTATCTTGACAGGAGTTTTCACCGCGACACTCTATACATTCCAGTATCCGAAACAAGCTTATCCGCTATGCACGTTCTTAGCCATTGTGTATCTAACTAAACTCTCTGTGTATTATTTATATCCGAAATCACCTCTGATGCTGTATTCATTAACAACCAAGCAACAAACCGATGCTTGGGCTCAGATTTATGAAACAATGAAAGCTCGTTACAAGATATCTTTATTGGTTGGTTTCTTAGGCTATCTGCTGTTATTTTCCAGCATTCAATCCTAAGATATTTAGAGAATTAAAATAATACACTATACAATATGGAACCCATTCCAGACAACACTGACAACACTGACAACGATGAAAACGATGACAACATAGAGAACACGAACATCATTGACAATATACACAACTTATATACAATTGATTTCCCCGAACATTTCAACAATATGATTCTGAATCAGTGGCAACCTGTTCCAGAACCAGAACCAGAGCCAGAGATAGAACCACATACCCCCGTTATATTACAATTACCCGTAAATATCAGTAATTTACTAGCACCACCTATACATCAACCCGGCTCACTAGAAGAAAGAGTGATTCAAGAATCATTTCACAGCGAACCTAAATATAAACAAGTGTGTGATAAAGATTTTATTAATTCATTATCAGTGCAAAAGGTAACTCCTGAGATGGCCGTGAATCGCATCACGTGTGGAATTTGTTTAGACGAACTTCAAGTAGGGGAAGATGTGATAGAATTACCTTGTCGCGATACGCATTATTTTCATATTCAGAGAGAAGAATGTCCAGGAATTTATCCATGGCTCAAAGACAATCATACATGTCCTTTGTGTCGTCATGAATTTCCGAGTGAAGAAAAACAAATTGAACGCACAAATCAAGAACCAACTCTCCAGGAAGCTCCACCCGTAGAACGAATCAATTTAATGAGTATCATTACCAATGCAATCCAAGAGCATGAAGAACGATTGCTTCAACAAACTATACTTCAATCACTTCACCAGTAATCATCCATAATTAAAATATAGCAACACTATATATGAAATCTCATCAAGAACATCCTAATTTAGACCGAGGGTTATTGAAGGGAGTCTTTTTGGTTCTTTTATTTATATTAGGCCATACAGTAACACCCACATATTCAAAACGTTTATTTACACTTATAGAAAAGAATGATATATTGAAACATATCATCTTAATTTGGGTGATTTACTTTAGTATTGATTTCGCAGATAAATCGTTAAAACATCCCAGTGAAACCTTCAAACAAAGTATATTTATTTGGATTATATATCTTCTGGTATCTAAACAACGATTACAATTTGTATTGTTAAATTTACTGTTACTCTCTATCATTTACACGATAAATCAATACAAAGAATATGATATACAAGAACAAGATAAACTAATTGAAAGCCAACACGATAAACAATTAGACAACTATATTGATATAATGTTATACTTATTAGCGTTTACTATCCTCTATGGATTTTATGATTATTATCAATATAAGAAGCTCTCTAAAAAGAGTCAATTCAAGCTTGTAAAATTCATATTTGGTTCCAAAGTATAACTTCCGTTTAAATGATGTCTTTTTTATACCTGTTTGTTTCAAATGACAAGCATACAACACGTAAATTCCTGTCCAGAATACATTGATGCGTTTATTCGTTCAAATAAAGAACAGTTGCTTACCATTTATGAGGCTGGTTACGAAAACAATCAACACGAAGGTTGTTTAGGATTGTATTGTAATGAAGAAACCAATAAAATGGACGTTATGTTTTTGAATCGTGATTCTATGTGTAAATTTCTCACTGTGGAAAGTTGGGAACAATTAAAACAAAGTATTCCACACGATAAGAAATTGTTTTTTGTTAAGGATGAAGGTCTTAATTCAATCTTTTTACTGTTTATGTAAAAAAAAAATCTATGGTTTTATAAATGGATGAAGAATTTTATGACGTTGAATCAGATGAAAGACAAGAGATGGAAAGATTAGAGGCAATGCTTGTTGCTGCAGCGTCTAAACCTAAACCTAAACCTGAACCTAAACCTGAACTAAGCGATGAAGCTAAAGGCAACCTACGATGGCTACAAACAACATTCAATTCTAAGTTTACCCCCCCGATAACAATGAAAGATATGTTTTACTTGATTGGAACTCGTAGTTATGATACTGAGGATTTAACACTACTACGTGAAGATCAACGTATTATAGATGAAGAT